GTTGCCCGCTCGCATGTGGCTTTCGGAGGATCTGCGGAAGGTTGTTGAGAAGGTTGAGGCCGACAACATCATCAGGATTCGGCAGATCCAGATCAGCTTTCCTGAACTGATCAAGCGGGCAAAAGAGATCCAGCAGATTCAAAACCCGGCTGAAGCTGCGCACGCCATGAACGTGCTGGCGTTAGAAGGCGGTTATCGGGACGCTGGGGCGCTGGAGCGGTTGTTGATCGCCCAGATGCAGTTCGAGCAGCAGGATGACGAGATGGCAATGGACAACCTGCTGAACAAGGATCTGAAGTTTGAGTACCTGATCCCGGATTTGCTGCCCTGCCCTGGGACCGTGATGATCCACGGCGCTGGTGGTGATGGCAAATCCATGTCCGCTTGGACGATTGCCAAGCACGTTGCCCGTGGGATTCCGTTCTCCGTGCGGGGGGATCTTGTTCCAGTGGAATCTGGGCCTGTGCTGATCCTCAATGGCGATCAGTCAGAGGTGCAGGTTCAGCAACAGCTGCGGGACCTTGAGTTCCAGCCGTCGGATCCGGTGACCGTGGTGATGGGGTGGGACCTGAACTGGTACTACCGCTTCGTCAAGTTGATCGAGAAGCACCAGCCGAAGCTCGTGATCATCGATTCGATCACTGGCTGCAGCAGGGGGTCGGCGTTCGACGAAAACAAGAAAGAGTTTGCAAGCCCGATCTACTGGCTGGCCAACAACAACGGCCGCATGTTCCCCGCTTGCACCATCCTGCTGATCCACCACGCCAACAAGACCGGCGGGTTCCGGGGTTCCACTGCCATTCGGGACGCTGTGGATGAGGTGTGGGGGCTGCGGAGGCCGGACAAAAAGCAGGTCGAGCAGACCGGCTACAACGCTCGCCTCATCACCGTGGAGAAGTCCAGGGCTGGCCGGGATGGCTCCAAGCTTCTGATGAAGCTTGAGAGCGACCTCACCTTCTCGCTGGCGGACTACGTGGAGCTGGATACCGACAGCGCCAGTCCGGCTTCCATCGTCGACAGGGTGCTCCAGCGCCTTAGGGCTGCGTATCCGCGCTCTCTGAGCCGCTCTGACCTTGCTGCGGACGCGCTCTGCGGTGGAAGTGTGGCCGCAATCGGTAAGGCGCTCCAGAGGCTCGCTTCGAGGGGCTTGGTTGAGGTGGTTGGACAGACCTCCACAGGTGCCAGACCTTCCAATTTGTACCAAGCTGTTCTCTCGCGTGCTATGTGTGTGAATAAGTGTCCTGAATTAGGAAAACCCAGTCAGGGACTGGGAAGTAAAAAAGGACAGCCCCTAAGCGTGTCCTCTTTTGATGGGGAGGCTGGAGCAAAAGAGGACACCCCTACTGCGTGTCCCGATTTACTTCCCAGTCATACCAATGGATCTGGCATAACAGGACAGGTTTTTGAACCCTCCCCAAGGGAAGAACGCACTCCTGAAGAGTTGGAGCAGCTGATGCAGGAAGCCGCACGGCTGTGGGACTGATGGGACAGTTCACCCCGCCTAACTTTTTCGTAGGGCTCATGCGGGTTGCCGCGTGGGTGTTTTGGAGAGATCCCGTGAAGTCGGAACCGCCCCAGCCGAAGCGCCCCAGGAAGCCCACCCTGGGGTACACCGTTGGCGACATTCCCTACGAGCTGCTCGCCGTGGTCCGGGTCTCCTGGTATCGCAAGGGCATGGCCTACGAGGTGGAGGAGTACCAGATTGAGGAGTCGGACGACGCCCCAAAGCAGTTCGCCTACATCGTTGGCACGGCCCTCAAGCAAGGCGCTGACGTCTGCGTGCTCACGCAGTACCAGCCAGAAGCCTTAGGTGTGCAACAATAGAAGCGTGCCCGCTCTGCCTAGCATCGGGCCGATAGAGCCCAAGCCCCTGTGCGTCCTTGAGGCGTCTCACGCTTGGGCCATCCACCTCAAATCCACTGGTACGACTAGCTTGCGTACCTAACATAAAAACTTTTATGTAATGACACAACAACACCCCATCACCCCGCCGCCGGAGCTGGTAAGGCAGTGGCTGCTGGAGTATTACGGCGGTGATCTTGGCGAAGTGAATGTACGTCGCTAGGTGCGCTGCCCAATGGGGTTACGAGCAGCACGAAAAGATGTTGCTCGACGCTATGCACTCCGTAGTGCCGCAGCCTTACGAACCAGAAGCCGAGTAGCCAATAGGGGTGGCCGGTGGCTGGTCCTCACGCGGTGTCAGCCTCACCGCAGCCGGTCCCTGCGGTTGTAACGAAATGCGACAGCCCGGCTTTGCGGTTGGGCTGTTCGTGTGCAACACTAAGGGCAAGCCCGCCCCGGCGAGCCCTCCATTACTGATTAACAATGCACGATCCACTTCAAGTCCACTTCGACCGCTCCAAGCTCAGCCCTTGGTATTTCGCCGTTAGCTGGGCTCGCTTCATGCTTGAGCAAAAAATCGAGCAGTTCAAAGACTGGGGATTCACCACCAGCTACGACGAGACCCAGCTGGAGCGTCTGCTCGACCTAGAACAGTTTCTGAAAATGACCTGGGACGAGCGCATGGAAGCTCTTACCGCTGGCCAAGCTGCACAGGAGGTCCAATGAGCCAAGTACAAAGCATTGAGGAGTTGCGTTTTGAAGGCGACCATCTTGTTGTCGATGCCGTTGTTGACGACATGGTGGTTCGCTATTCGCAAACCGCGTACGAACCAGCAGAGTGGGGGCCTGCCCTGTGCCGAGGCACCCTCTACTTTTCAGATGAAGACTTGATTCCAGCGACCGATGCTGAACTCCGGGCCATGCTCACAGATCGGGTCGACGACTGGACTCCACTCGACACGTCTGATTGGGACGTCTGAAGCTCGTGACCTACGTAACCAAGACGACTACGACGACTGGGAAGTCGGCTTAGAACCCATTCCGGGGGATACGCACTGGGTCCGGGCTCGCACCTTGACCCAGCTTTACCGCCACCTTATTTACGTGTTCGCTACCAGCGACACCATTAGCTCCACTCGCTTAGCCAACTTGGCTATCCACGAGATTCTCAAGTTGAGACTCACGGATCTCACCCGGATACGCCAGCAAGACCCTAATTACTTCGCATGACTGACTGGTACGCCGACTATTACCGCCAATCGCGGGGCTACAACGACAACGACTTGCGGGAACTGCGCAGTGTTCCACGCAAGCCCTCAACCTATGTGCCGGACGTGTTTAAGCACAGGTTTGCTGATCCAGCTGAGTACGATGCTTGGGTCGAAGAGCGCCGCCGCCTCTACTTCGGCTGAACTTGATCCAATCCCGAATGACTGAAAACTCAATGGTGCCCTTCTACCGCTCCTATCTGCTGGGCGGGAAGATGGTCTACCTGGACAAGCTCTCGGAATTGTCCGATAGCGAGCTGAACATGCTCAACATCGAGACAATGGCCTCACTGGAGGAAGCTCGCCGCGATTACGAGGCGGTCGAGAACAAGCAAAGCGAGGAGGGCGGTTCGGTCTATCGCCGCCTCAAGGTGGCTGGTTATTTCCAGGCCGCCATCAAGCTAGAGCTTCAAAACTGACCATCCCCTACTACACTGCACCCGTTCTTACTCATGAGCATGTACGTCCTTTCGGAATCCCAGTTCGATCAAATCACCAAAGCACTTGAAGCAGCACGGTTTGCACTGGAGACGTCCCAGCACGTTCAACTGGATCTGACCAAGCCCAAGCAAGCGCTCGCGCTGCCCACCACTGAAAAAGCTGTACGTACACCGTCCGTACACAAGGCGAAGTCTCAAAGTAAGACTCATAAGTCCAGCCGCAAGGGGCGGCGTGGTGTGGCGGTGTTGACTGAGGCCAAGGTGTTGGAGATTAAGCGGCAACTCGCTGCTGGCGGGAAGTCCATCGCAAAAATTGCACGCGACTTCGGCGTTCACATCACCACAATCAACTGCATCAAGTCCGGGAAGACCTGGAAGCATGTTGCGCTCCAGCAGCCCGCACCTGTTGTGGTGGTTGACTGATGGGGGGGATCTTGTGTGATCACGAGATCCATAACTTGGCGCGGCGGGGCTTGGTCTCGCCGTTCCAAGCGGAACTGGTGAATCCCGCGAGTCTTGATGTGAGACTCGGTGAGAATCTGCTGGTAGAAGTGCCGGAGGTGCCTGCGTTACTTCCGCTCAGCATTGCTGGGCATACGCAGGAAAAGCCGTTCATGCTCCAGCCGCATGAGTTCGTGCTCGCCGAAACGGTGGAGGAGTTCGAGCTGCCTGACAGTGTTGCTGGGCAGCTGGCTCTCAAGTCGTCTCGTGCTAGGGAAGGGATTGAGCATCTTTTGGCCGGGTATATCGACCCCGGTTACAAAGGGCGGCTAACGCTGGAACTGCAAAACGCTAGGTCCATGCACGCTGTGCCGTTGTGGCCGGGTATGCGGATCGCGCAGATTGTGTTCCACAAGATGTCGATGCTGCCCGGTAAGAGTTATTCGCTTACAGGTCGCTATCACGGCGACACTGCTGTTCAGGCTTCCAAGGGATGAGCGATTCAGTCAATAGTCCCAGTCACTACACGGCTGGGCGCGTCGAGGTGATCGACGTGATTGAGGATTGGGTCAAGGGTGCCCCAGATGCTGTCGTTGGTGGTCTGCATTGGCAGGTCATCAAGTACGTCAGTCGGGCGTGGCTTAAGAAAAATCCTTACGAAGATTTCTGCAAAGCCCGCTGGTACTTGAACCGCTTAATTAACACTCTCGCTACTGAACCTTACCGAAAGTGACTGGTTTACTTTTACTATTTTTGGTCTTTTTCTATGGTGCTGCTGCTTTTGTTTTTGTACTAGCAGCTATCGGTCTTTGGTTGACTATCGAAGACATGCTGTATGAGCGGAAACAGCGGAGGCGACAGCGTTGAGGTACTGGTGGCGGATTGTCGCCAAGGCGTTAGGTGAGAAGGCGCACCAGCACAATCGGATCGCTGATCAGGTTGCACTGGTGCGTTTTTTCATCTTGCTGGCTTACATGACTACAAACATTTTCATTTGCGCAGGAGTTATTAGGCACTGGAATGGCTGAACATTGCACTCACACTTTCAGAAAAATCATCAACACGCACGTATGGAAACACAAACCACACCTACGTACCTATAGGTTTCGGTGTAGATCCTGCGGACATCGCTGGAACGTTTACTTCGACAAGGTTGCTAACAAAGAGGTGCAGTTGTCGCTGCGGGAGCTGCCGGTCAACCGCCGCAGGATGACACCTAAGGAGGTGAAGATGATCTTGGAGGATTGGCGTTTTGATGACACCTTGGCTGAGGCGTTAGGTATTTCGCGCCAGTCGGTTCATTCGATTCGGACTGGGCGGACGTACAAGGAAATGTTTCCTGAGATTCCGCGTCGTCGGTTAAAGCAGCGCCAGCAAGAGGGTAACGGCTGCGTCGCTTGTAAGCACTGGCATGGTGATTACTGCGATCTCGGCATACCTGAAGGCGGTGAGGCTGGATTCTTTAGAGAGTGTTCTTGCTTTTCAGAGTGATGGCAGTTTCGATCAACAGCAGGCCGTGTCAGCAGTGCGGTAAGCACACCACTAATGCAGTGCTTTGTATGAGGTGTTATCGCTCCAGTGCGGCAGGGTTAGAAGAGATTCGCGGGGAACGGTTGCGTCAGAGTTACAAGCCCCAGTCGGATGGTGGTCCGTGCAGGAACTGCGTGCACTGGAAGGCGCGGTGTTTCCTCGGGTTTCCCGAGGGTGGGACACTCGCGGCGGCGGTGCTCTGTTCTGCCAGGGAGGTTGACAGCCTGCTAGAGTAGTAGGGTACAAGTTGCCCTACCAGGCATGACAATCCTCCAAGGCATTGAGCACCTCCACACGCTCGATGACGCTTCCTTTGTTGCGTTTGACGTTGAGACCACCGGGCTCCAGCCGAAGTTTGGTGGTCTCCGTCTTTTGCAGTTGGCGACTTTCGGTAAGCCTCCAGTAGTGCTTGATTGCTGGAGTTTCAGCGACGAAGACTGGATCACGCTTGAAGAGTTCTGCTGCGTTTCGCGGCAGTGGCTGGCGCACAACGCGGTGTTTGATCTCGGGTGGTTGCAGGAGCACGAGATTTACCCGGAGGGCAAGATTTACTGTTCGATGCTGGCCAGTCGGATCTTGACGAATGGGCTGCCGAACTTGAAGCACGGGCTCCAGCATGTGGTGCATCGCTACCTCGGCCAAGATATTTCTAAGGAAGAGCAGCGAAGTGATTGGTCGGGTGATTTGCGCGTGGAGCAGATCGAATACGCAGCTAAAGATGTGGTGGTGTTGACCCAGCTGTGGGAACAAATCACGAAGCGGATGGCGACTGGCGCGTTAATGCCAGCGTGGGACCTTGAGTGCAAGGCGCTTCCGGCAATGGCGCAGCTTTGGCGTACAGGATTGCCGTTCGATAAGAAAATGCTGGAGCAACTGATTGAAGACTTAGACATTGAAAACGTCGAAGTCGGTGAAAAGTTTATCGAGGACTTTGATGCAGCGCTTCCGCCAGAGCACAAGCTGTACCGAGGGCTTGATGGGAAGTTGTTGTACCAGACAAAGCCGGGACCGAAGGGTAAGAAGGTGGATCCCAATGTTTTTAACCTCAATAGTCCTGCGCAGTTACTTAAAAAGTTCACTGCTTTGTTGGGTGAGCCGCCGATGGATATGAAGAACAACAAACCTAGTGCCAGTCGTTCTGCACTCCAGGAGTACGTGGGTGATCACAAGGTTGTGGCAAATTACTTGCGGTGGAAAAAAATAGAAAAGCGTAGGCAGATGGCGGAAACTTTGCTGAAGAATTATTCGGTAGATGGGTTTATTCGTGCCAGCTACATGCAGCTTGGGGCTGATACCGGGCGTATGTCGTGCATTTCGCCGAACCTCCAGCAGGTGCCAAGGGATCCACGGTTTAGGGCTGCGGTGCAGGCTCCAGCTGGTTGGAAATTGGTTGTTGCGGACTACGGGCAGATGGAGTTGCGGCTTGCGGCAGCAGAAGCACAGGATGCCTTAATGACTCAAGTGTTCCAGCGAGGGGAAGACCTTCATACGATGACGGCTGTGCAGATTTATGGGGTAGAGCCGGGTGATGTTACGAAAGAGCAGCGGCAAATTGCAAAATCGGCAAACTTCGGATTGTTATACGGAAGTGGGGCAAAAGGACTCAGAAACTACGCAGCAGCGACCGGAATCCAGATGGATCTTGCTGAGGCTGCGGAAGTGCGGGAAAAGTTCCACGTTGCATATAAGGGCATCTCCCAATGGCAGCGCAAAAATGCTGCAGCTGCTGATGCGGCTAAGAACAATCCATCTATCCGCATACGCATCTCGGGCTTGCGGCGGTTTCTACCGGGTGAGCACAACAAACTCACTACCCGTTGCAACACCCCAATCCAAGGGGCTGGTGCAGCAGTCCTCAAACTTACTCTCGGCAAACTGTGGCCGTTACTTCACGCCGACGGGGAAGATGTTGTGCGCTTGGCCGGCGTGGTGCATGACGAGATCATCCTGCTCGTCGCAGAA